CCTTTAGAGCTTGGCAGGCATGCAGGTTTCCCGCGTTGATGTTCGTTTGCCAGTTGTCTACTTGCGCCCCGGTGTGGTGTAAGTCTGATATCGCAAGAAACACAATGCTGTCAGCTTTCATTACCGCTTTAACCTTTTCCGCCACCGCCAGCGCCTCTGCCTTTACGTAGTCGGGTATATCGGCGTGGTTGATTTTGTCGACACTTACTCCGCTCAGCAGCTCTGCCATAGCATCGATTTTAGTCCCGACCGGCACCGGCACATTGTTATCAGTTAGATAAGTCTTCAGAGTGCTTTTTGCGCCATTTATGCGCTCAAGGTTTGAGCTTATACTCATATGCAAGCGCCTCCTTAAATCGCTGCAAGAGCTGTTTCAATCGCGTTAGTAAGTGATACTGTGCCGCCCGAGGTTTTGCCTGCGGGTATGGTGTAACTGGTCGTCGTCAAGCCGTCTATCGTCCCTGTCAGAGTACCGTTGTCCGCCATAGTACCCTCAACGACCGAGCCATCGGCGGCGACTATTTTCTTCCCTTCCACGACATCTCCGGCAGCAGCGGTTACGCCGCTAACATCCTGATATTTGGCGGGGATAGCTGCCACAGAGACCTTGCCGAGCACCTTGCCCACCGTCGGGGTGATATCCTGCGCCGCTTTAGTAGGTGTGGCGGCCTTGTTTTCGAGCACTATGCTCACTGCACCTTTGCCGTTATGTATGCCATCAGGGACAGTGTAAGACTGGTTGTCCTTAGTGGCGTCGAGAACCTTTGACACAGCACCGTTATCGATTAAAGTACCCGTAGCAGTTGTGCCGTCCGCCTTAATAAATACCTTGTTCGCGCGGACATCTCCTTCTACAACCGTAACAGCGCTGACATCCTGATAGTTTTCGGGGATTGCGCCGACTGTAACCGCCGATAAGCCGTAGTAACCTTGGTCGGGAGATATGGACTGTTGCTCTTTGGTCGGCGTTACGGATTTTGTTTGTAAGTTGTAATTGCCGCCGCCTGAGACACCTTTAACTGTACCGCTGCCGTTGTGATATCCGGCGGGGATAGTATAGCTCTCGCCCTCTTTGACGCTCGCGTCAACCGCACCCTGATTCTTGATAGCGGCGGCTTTAGTTGCGAGTTCGTCAAGCTTGTCCGTGCTTGTGGCAAGCCCCAACCCGACAAGCCATGTCCTTATCTTATTTCTCGCGTTTTGCAGTCTGGTGATTTCTATCTGTGTGCTCATATATTAGCCTCCTTAGATTGTCGCTAAAAGCGCATTGATATTTCCAACAGCCGTGTAGACTGCTCCCGATGTTATCGGCTTAGTATTGTCTTGCTCAGCAACAGTCGCGGTATCGACGGACAGCTTGCCGTTTTCCACCTTTAAACCGTCACCGATAGCATAACCTCCTGCGCCGCCTCCGCCGAGGGCTTTGCCGTCATAGGTCGGCTCGCCGTCTGACTCCGCAAATTTATCAAGCACCGCCTTGTTATCATGGTCGTGCCGTGCGGCAGTGTTAAGCGCGATTTCGGCGGCAAGGCTATGACTCAACCGCTCTGTGCCGTCGGGGATTGACACCTTTGCAGAGCCTGTTATCATAGGCGCATAGCCGACTATCTCGCCCGCGCTGAATGCGACGAGCTGTGCCGCCATGTTGCCGGGCTCTGGCACAATATCGCTCGTTATTTTGACAGTAACATAGCCGTCCGCAGGAGTCAGCGGCTCGGTTTGCAAGTAATCGCCGACCGTCGACTCAAAATATACGCGATAGCTGTCTGCGTCCTCAAGCTCTTCGGGCACAGGCAAGGCAAGCAGAGTAAAATTATTTTCGGCGCGGTAGCCTACGTCGTAGCCACGCGGGCGGGCATAGTCAACCGTTATTGTTCTTGTCTGCATCTTTTTCCGCCTCCCCGTTCTCGCCCTCTGTGGGCGTTTTTTCGAGCTCTGAGAGCATATCGGACAACAGTTCGATTTTGCCGCAAACCTTGGCAAGCTCGACTTTATTGACCTCTATCTGCTGTATCAGCTGCGCGTTGTGTTTCTGCAAGGCTTCGCCCTGCGCTCGCACTTCAGCGATTTTCTGTTCGATTTCTGCTTTTGTCATGTCGTCCTCCTTATGCGAAAGCGAGTTTTTTTGAGCCGGTTGTATTTGACCAAAATGTTATGCCGCTCTGAGTACATGTCAGTCTGTACACGTTGCCGCTCGGGTCTTTTAATCTGACTTCCGCCCGGTCGCTCTGCGCCGCGAAAACATCAGCGCGAACATAATCGTTTCTCTGCGTTGTGTTGTCTCTCACACGCACGGAAAAGGCAGGAACTCCTGCCACTAACGACGCGCCGAAGTCTGTAGTAAATTTGACCAGCTGCGCATTAAATCCTGTAGCCCGATATGCGAGATATTCTCCTGTGTCGGTCGCATATCCCATTTCATTGACAGACAGCAATCGGCGAATATATGTCGCATCATACTCTACGCGCATGTAATCATAAGTCCATGCCTTTTCCATCTCAGAATACGGCTTTGCAGTGGTGTCAAAGTCGCGACCATTATTAAGCGATTTTCCGAACCTAAAACCTCCGTTTGAATGACCGCCAAGCGAATAATCGGCTGATGCAAAAGTAGCGTACAAAAGGACATCATCAACGGATTTATATATCAATGTGTTTCCGACGCCCATGTACTTTTTTTCAGCGTCCGAATTGCTGCCCGCGCCCTGATAAAGTTCGATAGAACCTGACGATAAATCAACTCGATATCCGTCAGAACTTTTAACAGACAACATTCCACCGTCGAGGTTGATATCTCCGCCGGTGATGTTGATGTCGGAGGCTTCGATATGACCCGTGTCCAAGTTAAAAGAAAACTTCCCGGTCGGCGATGAGAGGATGTCCGTTGTGATATAACTCGCGGAAATCTTGTTTGCGGCAATGCTTCGGATAACCGCGTCACCGTCTTTTGATACACCGTACTCCCAGTTCGGGGATCCGTTGTTCCAACCGTTATTAGTCCAGGCATACCCACCGGCGTTGCGGCAGTAGATGGTGTTGCTCCCCTCGAGCGTAGGCTTGTCGTGGTAATAAGTAATTACCGCGCCGCTGCTGTCTGCTTTCCGCGTGACATATAAGCCCATACTATTCGCGATGGTCTCGTTCAGCGCGAGTGTCGCCTGTTCGTAGTCGTTGAGTTGCGCCGCCTGCTGTGCGCGGGTTTGCTCGAGTACCGCCTGCTGCTTTGGTGTAAAAGCACCCATCGTGGCATATCCTGACTGCGTTGCCGTTTCGCCCTTGCCCTCGAGCTTCGTACAGCGGTTTTGTGACTGCCACTTGACATTTGTCAGCACGACCTTTTTCGTCCCCTGCGCCGTCTCAAAGTTCATAACATCGAGCGGTCTGAGGTGCGGAAAGGAGTGCGTCGTGCAGGACATCGGAGTGTATGTAAGACTGCATCGCGCGGTTTTGAGCTCCGCCGCCAGTGTGCTGAGATTCATATCACTCTGCGCAAGAAGATTGCCCTCGATGTTAAAGGCATAGTCCTTTGTGCCCGCGAGGTATTCGGTTTTGTTCTCGTCGTTTCCGACGATGCGCACGCCGGAGAACACGATGTTGTTTTCGGCAAAGTCTGTATTGCCGGAAGTAAAACGATCTGAAGCTTTTATAGCCGTGTGCTTGGCGTTTGTCGCATACCACCCGCCTGTCAGCTTGCCGTCATAGTCAATATACAAGCTCACGCCCATAAGCTCCGCAGCCCAGACAAGCACCTGACGATAGGTCAGATTGTCCGCCTCCGGGCGTTTTGGTATCGACACACCCCGATGCAAAGTGTTCGTCGGGAGTTTCTGCGACACCCCGCACTTTGTGCAGGCATCGGCGACTATCTGATACAGCGTTGCAGGATAGGCAAGCTCAGTATCATAGGCTCGGTTAAACTTCGCCATGCGGTCATAAGCCATTATTTTGATGCTCCGGAGCTTGCGTGGCGGGCTGTCCACCGTGTAATAGCCGATAGGCACGGTCTCTGTTGTCGAGCCTGCGGGAAAGCTCGTAGTGACATACAGATGTGCGCCCTCGAACACCTTATCGTCAAACGCACCGTCGGTATTCTCAAGAGTAAAACTCAGCTCTGACATACACGCGGAGCCCAAATCAAGCTTGCTGCCCGTAACACTCGACCAGTCCACCGTTACCGCGCCGATAATGTCTTTGTTGGTGATATTAAATGCCGTGCCTTTGGTAGGCGTACAGAGGATATTGACGGACTGCACCACATCCTCTCGCAGAGCAGCAAGCCCGGCAGAAGTTATTGGATACATAACATCACCCCTTTCGCGCCACGATTTTAAAGGTCACATTGTCAACAACATTCAGACTGCTGTTGTACAGCGGCGCACTTCTGTTGCCGACATAAAACTCTTTTGTCGCATATCCGCCCTCGAGCATATTTAAGTACTTGACCGTTATATACTCCGGGTTGAACATTTTTAGGATCTTGCTCGCGTTCGCTATGGACAGCCCGGAAAATTTAAGCGTTACCGCGTCGGTCTGCCCTATGCGTTTTTTGTGCATGACGACATCTTCGGTACGCCCTGCATCGCTAGCCGAAGCGTCCTCAAGCTCCCATTTATATCCGTCCTCCGAGTCCGGATATACCGGCATAGTTACGCCGTCCACGGTAGCTATCGGATTGTCGCCGGGATTAAAAGCGGTTGCCACTGCTGTTCACCTTCTTTCTTGACATAAAAAATGAAATATGATAGATTAAAAATAAAAAAGGAGAAAAATAATATGGATAATGTTCTTTTTGGACTTGGCTTTTTATCTTTGGCGGGTGTAATCGCCTTTTTAGTAATTGCAGTTGTGCGGATCTTCAAGAAGAAACCCCGCAAGAATTTTGTCGTTGCAGCTTTGATTTGCTTTGTTGCATCTAATGTGTTCATTTTTTGTGGAGCACAAACCAACTACAATAACATGACCCCCGAAGAAAGATCTGAATATGATTCAAAGCTTGCCGCCGAATCACAACTTAAAGAAGAAAAGAAAGCAAGCAAAGATAAAAGCAAGGACAAAAACAAGACGAGCGAGCCGCCGATAACAGAAGCCGCTGCGTCGCAAAATATTGGCGACGTCTCAGTCCAAGCACTTAAACTCTATGCTGACCTCTCGGATGAACAGGCTCAAAAAGTTATAAACGACTTTAAAAAAGTGGGAATTTCCACTCCGATTTACTTTGAATCATTATCATCAAACTCGACAGATAAGAGCTTTAAGTTTTCGAACGATAAGATATCCGGAACGCTTGTCGTTTCCAATGGAAAGACGAGTTACATTTCGAGCGGCGGAGTCGAACTGTTTAACTCCAAAAAAGGCGGAGCCCTCGCAAACATTGAAGATTACTATCTCAGCTCCTACGAGTCAAATTATTACAAGGGCATGGCAGAACAACATGTTAAGCAATACCTCAAGACCCCATCAGCCGCGTCGTTCCCCGACCTCACGGATACAAGCGCATGGATTGTATCACGCTATAAAGACACCGTTACGGTCAGCGCATGGGTTGACTCACAAAACTCCTATGGTGCACTGTTGCGCAGCGATTTTGTAATTCAAATGTCCTACGCTTCACAGGGAACAAGTCTTACATATGCGGAAATTGAAGATAAAGTTCTCTACGGTTCCTTCGTTTCATATTGAAAGCAGCCCCTCTGAAAGGGGCTGCTTTTTATATGTCGCATGGAATAACTGTTCTTCCGCTCTTTTGATTATATCTCTGAACAGCGGTTACTACAGCCTCTCCTTTTATCGTACCGTCAGGAAGCACGACCTGTATATGCCAGTCACCGCCATCACTGCCGCGGCTTTCTTCTTTGACGACCTTTCGCAGCAAACTCTCCGGCGTTTCGATATTCGTGCCGTTTTTCTGGTCGCCGAGCATCGCAACAAACTCTCTGTTCGGCGGAATCACCGCACCTGTTGCAAGCTTTGGAATTTGAGGTATCGATATGTCGCGCAAATCTGCAAATGGCGACAAGCCGAGTATATTTGCATTTCTCAGCTTATCGATCGACTTGTTTATGGCATTAAACGGTATTGCAACAACTTTGTTTATACCTCCGATTATTGCATTAACAACAGTTTTAAATGCTGCAGTTATGCCCTCTTTAATGCCGTCAAAAATTTTTCCGCCTACGCTGAAAACATTTTTGACTGCTGTCCACGCTTGTGTAAACTTATCCTTAAACCAAGTTACAACAGGTGAAAAAGCCGTTTTAACACCCTCCCAGGCGTCCTTCGCCTTTGATTTCAAGCTTTCCCACATTCCGCCGAAGAAGTTGGAAACCGGGTCAATTACGGTTTCTTTAAACCATGATCCCGCTATGTCCCAAGCCGCTTTTACAATTTCCCAACAGCCCTTTGCTATAACGCCGATATCGTAGAAAACATCGTCGAATGTCTGTTTTACGCTACCGAACAAAGTTCCAAACCATTCAGTAGCGGGAGAAAAGACGTCTTTGATTTTATCCCATGTTTTTGAAAACGTTTCTTTTATCGGTTCGGAAACATTACTTTTAAACCATTCACCCAAAGACGACCATTTTTCTTTTATCCAGTCATACGCCTTTTTAGCAGCTGCTTTCACTTCGTCCCAATAGACTATCAGTAAAACCACCGCCGCAATTGCCACGGCTACCGCAGCAACCACAGCAACACCTACGGCAGTCGCAGCTCCGGCACTTGCGCCAAGCGCAGTACCTAATGCAGTAAAAACACCTTTGATGCTCGCGCCTATTGTAGACAGCTTGCTCACGAACTTTAAAGACTTAAAAGCGGAAACAATTCCCCCGAGGTCTTTTATCTTTTTGAAAAGCTTGGCGCCTTCAAAAATAAGTAGGAACGAACCTATTGCAGTACCGGCTCCGATAAACGCCGGTTCCCATTTTTCAAGCTCTTCTCTGACCTTCTTGAATTTCTGCTTCAGCTCCTCTGCGCGCTCTGCAAGCTTCGGGTCAATAACATTGTTAGCGTTAGACAGCGGGCTGTTGAAATTGTTCCCCCCGCTTGATACCGTTGTGCTGCTTCCGCCTCCGCTGTCGCTATCAGATCCGGTATCCGGCGTTCCGAGACGATTGATTTCATCGATGCCGAGCAAAGCGTTTTTATAATCCTTCGCCTTTTTCGCCGCACTGCCGAGTTTTGTGGACACTTGCTGTGTACTGTTGGCGAGCTTGGAGGTATTTGACGATGTCCGGCTTGTTGCTCTTGACGTGCCGAACAATATAGCCATGACTTGCCCGGCTTTTTCGGCGAGGGCGGTCAATCTTTCAAGCAACGCCGTGACATGCGGAATACACTGCTGCAAAGCCGGCGCAAACATCGACCCGAGCGCACTTGACAACATTTTTGTCTGAGCTTTCAAAGCAGCCTGCGCTCCTGCGAGGGTGTTCGCATATTTCGCGGCATCTCCGGTCTGGAATGCCGTCTCCCGCATGATGCCTTGAGTCGTGGCTATGCGCTTTTCTGCGTCGGTCAGCGTTGCTGCAGTCTTGCCTATCGATGCCGCGTATTCGTCCCATATAACGGACAGGTTTTTTGTAACGCCGGCGTTGTCGACAAGAATGCTGTTTTCGTTTTTGATACCTTCGGCTGCGCTCTTGATGGCTTCGCCCATCGTCATACTGCCCTGACGGTTAAATGCCGCCGAGTCTTTCAGGTTGGTCAGTATGGACTGTGTCTGCTCGTCGGAATACCCTGCCGCCGCGAGGCGCTTATACGCGGTGTAAGCGTCCATCATCGGAATAAGACCGTCTTTGGTATACGATTTAAGCCACGCTTTCGCGGCGTTCAGGTCTTTTCCCTGCGCGGTTAATATGCTCGACAAGCCCATTTGCGCGGCTTCGTTTTCCGCGTATGCGTCCGTCAGCTTCTTGACTTCGCTCACTACTTTTTGTATAGCCGCAACGGCAGCGGCCGTTTTTAAGCCTGTAAAAAGCTTTCCGACACCCGCTCCCGTGCGCGTTGCCTGCTGTTCAAGCGACCCCAGCCTCTTGTTCGCCTTATCAATCTTGGCGTTAAAGTCCTTGGTGTTTGCTGTAATCAGCACTTGCAGTTCTTCAACTGTCATTTTTTTCACCTGCCCTGTGCCTTGCGGCGTTTTTTGATTTGGCATAAGCGGACATCCGAGCTTTGATTACCATCCACCCGGTTTGCTGCATGCCGAAAGCTGACGGGAACGCCTTTTCAAGCGTAGGATATTTTTCCGGGTCGTTAAACGCGAAAGAATTAAGCCGCCCGAGATTCCATATCAGCTGTAACTGCCATTTACGCCGCTCATTTTCCGCCTTTTGCCTTGTGGATATAAGGTCCTCAACCTCTCCGGCCGACATGCTCCAGAATTCGTCCGGGGTTATCCCGACCGCAAAAGCGCGAGGTTTGAGATCCGCGACCCACTCGGTCGCCGAGGAGAAGATTACTCTATCTCCTGCTCCTCCCGCTCCATGTCCGCTATCTGTTCCGGTGTAAAAAAACCGGACACCTTCATAATGCCGAGGAATGTGTCCGCTCTGTCCTCGAGGGTAAAGCCCTCGGCTTCAAGCGCATCGATGAGCTCATATGTCTTGGGGAGCGTCATATTCGCCTGGTATTTCTGCAGCGCGCCCCAGAGGGTCACTGCAAAGACCTTGGTGTATGCCAGCTTGTCAAGAGCTTCAAGCAGGCTGCAGCCTATACGGTCTTCCACTTCGATTTTTGTCGCCGTCGTAAGCTTGAGCTTGTACTCCTTCTCGCCGGCGGTCAATCTATAAAAAGGTGCATTACACGCAGTAAGCATAGTTGTTGTCTCCTTATTTTAAATTTTCGGCGGAGTTTCCCCCGCCGATGTGTTCTTTAGCCGCCGGACGAGGTATATTCCTCTATATCCGACGATGGAGTGATTTTTGCAGTAAAGGTCAGCGCCTCTGCGACGCCCTTTCCGGGCATCGAAAGTGACACTCTGCCTGTCCATGTGAAACCGGAACCGTCCGGGAACAGCAGAATAAAGGTCTTGTCTGCATCCTTAGCTCCCTTGAGGGTCGCCCAGTTCGTGCCGGTCTTCATACCCTCATAGCCGAAAGTAAACGCCATATCCCCGGGGTCGGAAAGTCCGGGCTTATACTTTCTCTGCGTGTCCTTCATCGTGGTCACGTCGATTTTGTCCGATTCGCCGAGCATATCGGGAAAATCAAGCAGACCGGGAACTTCAGCTGCCGCTTCTGCGCTCGCGCCCATTTCCAGAATCACGCCTATAGAAGTCTGATAATCTTCCATTTGTACTTACCTCCTTATTAACTGCGGTAAAACCGCTTCGTGTTGTTGTCGTAGACTCCGTTATAAAGCAGGACGGTGCGGTATAACACCGTACCGTCCTGCTGTTCGTCCTCAAGGTGGTTAGGACTGCCGCGAAGCAGACCGAGGCGGAGCATTGCATCGTCAACTTGTCTCTCGACCTCGTTTCTGCCCTCCGGCGTCGCCATCCACACCTGGATCTGCACGGCGATCCGGGAAAAATGGTCCGGACGCGAAGAGGATGGCATTTTAACGGAGTTATCCATCTGCTTTATCAAACCGTGCCGTTCAAAACTCTGCGGATATTCCGCAGACCATTTCACGCCCGGTACAGCGAGTGAAAGCACATCATAAGTCACCTGTTCGATATCAACCATTTTTCTGACCGCCTTTACGATTTATTTCCTGTTGTATCGCGCGCTTATAGCACTCGAGTATTGCTTCGCGATTGTTTATAAGCGCAGGATAGAGATACGGCTGCGCCTTTTGTCCGCTTATCATTCGCCAGCCGACACCAGGGATTTTGCCGCGCCACTTGTCCGCCTTGTAATGGATCCCGCCCGGGAGCTCATAAGTATATGTGCCGTTACCTTTAGGACCCGTACCGAATTCCACATAGGCGGCGTATTCAACATTGGTCAATACGCTGCCGATATGCTTGCTACCCTCGCGCTTGTAGTCGGTATGCAGCGACGCGCGCAAGTTGCCGTTATCTACTGGACACAACTCTTTTGCGCTGTTGTTGACTATTCGCGCCGCCTCGCGCGTGCCGTTTGAAATAGCGGTATCAGTGCCGCCGAGCTTTGCGAGCTTTTTAGCCAGCTCGCCGAGGCCCTTAACTTCAATGCTCATGGCTCACCGCCTTGCAAAGATACAGCGTGTGGCTGTCGTGCGGCTGGATCTCGGTGATTCGGTAATAAGCGCCACCGTATTTCACATAGTCGCCCTTCTCGACAGCGAGCGTATCGGATGTTGAAAAGGTGGCGTCTTTGTTGCACTGCAGCCCCCATTCCTGCGCCTGCATAGCGTCGGTAACGAGTCGGAAGTTGACAGTAAAAGAGCCCGCAGGTGTTTCTGCAGGCTTCACTGTTTCGCTGCCGAGCGTTCCCGTCTGTTTGACGGCTTTATAGTGCTCGACTGCTTTGTCTTGAAATACGGCGCGCTGTGCGCGTCTGAAGGCGTCAGGGATCTTCACCAGAAAAGCCTCCTCCACTCGTTGAGCATCACCTTTTCGCTGTCGCTCAGTTCCGCCGTTGTGGCGAGGTCTGAGTCGCTGTGCTTAAAGCTCACGCTCTGGTCGCCGTCCGTTATGCTTGCAACGGTCTGCGCCGCATCGGTAGAGCCCGGCTGCTGCGTGCGGTAACGCTGCGCGGCTATCTCTGCCACAAGCAGATCAAGACCGGGGACAAGCTCACGCCGCTTGGTATATCGCAACACCTTTGACTCGACGCTGTCCAGCAGATACCGGGCAGCCGGCAGCGACATTTCCTTACCCAACATCACGCGCATCCGGGCTATGAGGTCGGCCTTGTTCTGCTCTGTCATATCAGCCCACCAGCCTTGCGGTCATGTCGCTGTCAAGGGTCTTGACTCCGTACAGAATATCAAAGCTGACGCGGTCGGTCTTGTGCTTGATGTCGTAGTCATATACGACTCTGATAGCAAGACCGTTCCTGCTCGACGCAATAGCCGCATTATTCGCGCCCATAGGCAGCTCAAGCTGACGGGTGACGAGCGCAAGGCCGTTGCGGTGGAATGCAAGGGAATGAGTCGTTTTGACGAGATACACCGTAACCGCCGCATCCGAAGCAATGGTGCGATGGATAGGCTGGTCTATCGCGACCTCAGCGACCGCGCCGCTTGTGGCAGTTGCATCGGCGGCAAATCTGTAAAGATAGCCGTCGAGGATAAAGCCGTCGCCCTTTTTAAAGGTGCCGGTCGCCGCAGTGACATCCGAGAGTGCGACTTTGGTCTCGCCGGCGGTGCAGGAGACTTTTGCAGCGGTCGCAGTGCCCGCAGTTGCCGCGAGGGTATCGGGGGCATTCTGCGACATATAGGTGTCAAGACCATAGATAGAGCCGAGCTCTGCTGAGCGCAGGGCGTCGGAATTGCCTGCATATGCGACCTTTGAGAGGTTTTCCGTGGTCAGATAGCGATACTTGTGCGTCGGATTGACGAGAAGTCTGCGCTGCTGTATCGGTACGCCCTTGAGGTCAAATGCCTTGGCAATGTTGGCAATGTCCTTGAGGTCGGCCGCGTTCGCGGTGCCGCTCACGGTGTTGCCGGCGTTTGCGATGCCTTCGGCGATAATATCGCTGTCGATGGCCTGGGATATGGCCTGCACCGCAGGAGATATGATCTGCTCAGAAAATGACTTGATGTCGAGGGTCATTTCCTTGGAAGTGACCGGAACGGTGACATCGCGGAAATGGTCGAGGGTCACCTTGACGCTGCCCTCGTTCACGTTCTGATCTACGGTCTCGCCGACGAAGTTCTTCGCGGAAAACTTCGCGGGCTTGCGGATGGTGATGGTATCACCGACGTGTGCGAACTCCTTGGAATAGTCCTTGTGGACAAGGTCGGCAGCAACGAGATTGTTCTCGAGCACCATAAGAGCCTCGTTCGCGACTATCTGAGGAGTCAGAAATTTGTTTGACATTTGTTAAATCCTCCGTTTTTACTGATTTTTGCGCCAATTCACATAATCGGCATAGTTCTCGGGGGCTTCGCCCGGTTCGGGGTCTCCGCCGCCGTGGTCGGGGTCTCCGCCCCTCTGTCTGGTTTCGACTTTGTCAAAAAGATAGGCGTCGCTTTCCCTGATTGCTTTGAGCTGATCGTCAAAGCCCTCGAGCTTGCCGTCTTTGTCGAGTTTCACACTGCCGGGTGTTATCAAGGCTTTTATAGCTCTTGCGTTCTTGCCTTTGGCGGCTGTAATAGCGGCATCGATAGCGGAGTCAAGTTTCATGGCAGCGATATCGCTGTCATACTTAGCCTTAGCCTGCTTGTTCTCGTTCTGCAGCTGTGTAATTGTAGCCTGCAGTCCGGCGGTATCAACCTTTTTGAGCTCTTCAAGCTGACTGTCCCGCTCTGTTATCTGGCCCTCAAGGTTCTTGACCTTGTCGGACTCGGCGCGAAAATCTGCTTTTGAAACAAAGTTCTTGCCGATATAGCCCGCTATCTTCTTGTCGATGTCCTCGGTGTGTGCGTCGCCTAAAATGTCTTTAAGCCAGTCCATGTCTGTCCTTTCCCGCGCTCCCTTTTTACTTGGCCAGTCCCAATATTGCGCGACACCATTTTGCTCCGGGTGGCGGATAAATTTGGATATAAAAACAGCGCTTTGCATTTGACTGCAAAACGCTGTAATTATTATGTTGTGATATGACAAAACCGCCTCGCTTTCGCTTGGCGGCTTGTTATTTATTATTGATCCTCTTCATCAAGAGTATCTTTTCCGAAAGCTTTTATATAGCTCTCGGTGAGGTCTTTTATGATTATGGGGGCTTCATCTTCGTCCAGTATTCCGTCGAGGCGGCCTTTGAGCAAATCCTCATAGTAGAGATAGAGCTCATCGCTCATAGCTTCGCTGAGATCGTTGTTGTCCACTTCCCACTTTATCAGCGGGAGCACCGCGTTAAGGCGTTCAGCCTCTTCAAGGATATCCTGATTGAACTCCGGAAGATATGAATTTTCAAGCAGGTCTCCGGTTTTTGGCTGTATACCTGTGCGCAAACGGCTTTCAAGAATTTCTGTTGCTCCCTGATAATCAAGGTCGTATTTCATTTTTCCTCATCCTTATCCTTCTTTTCCAAACATCGCCTTCAACCATTTTATTTGAAACAACATTTATTTCAACATCTGGATGAAGATCTTTAAATTGTTGCATTACCCCCTTACAGCTATCACACATTCCGCGTTCGGAAAGCATGCATATCTTTTTAAAGGGGTTTGATTCATACAAATCAGCAAAAAACTCAAAGAGCTTCGCTTCAGTATCATTGTAAGTTTCTTTCCTTATTGTTCCGTCCATTTTGGGAACATCTATATATTTAAAGCGGCGAGTTTCTTTAAGTAAAACTAATTTCCCGGTTCCTTTATATCCTCTGCTATCTTCCTCGTCAGCTATAGCGCTATGCGCATAATACATAGATTCAAAATTATCATCAATATATGCTCCAGCAATATTTCCGCTTTTTTTGTATTTGCTCGTGAATTGGAGTCTTTTTTCATAAATAACCTTTTTATCAAACTGCAAGATTTCATCAGTAGAGAAATTGCCTGAATCTATCTTGTATTGATTCACCAAGCGGTATTGCCTCTTGAGCGTCTTCCACTTCTCAGGATCATTATACTTTATTTTTAAGAATTCATCAAGAGAATCCGGCACGTTTTCTTTTAAGACTGCCGAATACCGTTCGAACTGATCTCTATTGTAGGAGGACACTTGTGTCAAAGTCTTGGGCGGATAATATTTAAGCTTCCCGGTAAGAGGATTTATATTATCCGCAAGCCACTCTTCATATGTCGTTTCTGCCGGAATAAGCACCGTTTTCCCGGTCTCGGGATCCGATGCCCTGCGTTTGAGTTCGGCTCGGTTTTGTCCCTCTATGACTGCCGTTGTAGTGCAGCGGTCGTTCGGATGGAGCGGCGGATAGTTTATGCCCTCCTTCGCTTCGGAGACCGGAAAAGTCTTGCCGTCCAACGCGCCGCAGACATCACAGGTGCGCCCGTCAAGGGTGGCGAGAAATCTGTATTCCGTTATGCCCTCCTCTTCGTATGCCACCTTTTCGGCGGCGTTATGCACACGGTTTGTCTCGGTGCGTATCAGCCGCATCGAGTTATACATTCCGGACTGCATAGCTTCGGCGAGCTGGCGCGCCATTACCTGCGGACCCGCTCCCGTCATAATCCCACGCGCAACAATACCGTATGCGCTGTTGGCAAGCGCGGATGTGTTCTGCCAGATACGGTCGGAAAAATTCGCGCCTTTCCAGCGGTCATTTACTATGGTGTTTACGGCGCCTTTCGGCAGGGCTGAGAACTCAAAGCCTAATCCCGTACCGATCTGCGTGTCATATATACTGCGATAGTATGTATCCCCGCTCACGTCTTCAAGCAGCCGCTTGAGCTCCCGCTTCTCCCGGTCGGCAAGCAATGCCGTTTCCGTCTCGATATTGGCTTTCAAAGCCTCAAGGCGATTTATTCTCGCGGCGTATGCCGGCGCATTGAGACGGGCAAGTGCTTTTCTTTTTATAACCGGGTCTTTTATGTTATTAAGCTCTTTGCGCAGTGCTTCCAATTCTGCTTTCGCTTCTTTGGTGTTCAGCATCCGACGAGCTTCTTCCGGCGTCAATTCACCATTTGCCGCATAACGCGAAAATATCCGATTTATGCGGGCGTCGAGGTCTTTCTGCGCCTTGGCGTATAACTTGACCGTTTTTGTCTTTATAGCCCGCGTCGAGGCACGTCGGGCATATTCCTCGCGCTGCAGTGCCCGCTCCTCCCAATAGAGATCAGAGCGCATTATTCATCATCCTTTTCGGAATCGTCCTTGTCGTCATCGTCGCCGATAAACATCTTTGCGTTTTCCTCGCGCTGCTTCTGCAGCTCTTCATACGCCTGCGCGACATCATCAACAAACGGGTGCTTTGCTAAAAGCATCTTATCAGGCACAAGCCCCTGCGACTTCTGAATTATATCCACCGTCTCCGCGTCATTGACTATCATCGACTTGTGGACATCGTATTTGATAAGTGTATAGTCATAGTCAGTACCGTTCTTCAGGTTGATATCCTGCGTAATAAACCATGACAGCTCTTTCAGCATGACCTTTAACTTTGAGACAAGCGGGTCAGCCTTAAGGTCAAGCAGGGTGTAGCGGAATTTCAGACTGACGCCTGACGGCGCGCTGCCGAGCTTTTCATCGTTCATATCAATGCCGCGCCCGATATGATATATGTCCCGGCGGAGCATATCGAGCCAGGCGAGGCGCTCGGTGACATTCAGTGTAACCTGCTCCGCGCTTATCTTGCCTGACGGATCGCTTATTGACACCGCCTTGTTTATCTGCAGCTTCTGCTGTATCGCTTTTGCGGTCTCGCCGCCGTATCCTTGTATCATCCAGTAAAGCTCGACGAGATCTATCTGATTATTCGTCGACGCAGAAGATATCAGGTTATATGCGTCAAGCAGACCTTTGATTCGCGAAAGGTCGGTCTGATGCGCAGAGTTGTTATAAAGCGGAACAAACGGGATTCTTCCCCACGACTTCGCCTCAACCGAAACGCGCTCGTCGTTGATTATCTGCTCGTTATACCAATGCGGGCTGTTGCTTTCGAGCACGAACTCTCCGGCATCGTTTTCGACATAGCGCTTTACCCCTGTCGCAGTCCACCACTCTACCCGCTCCCGCTCCGTCTCTGTGCCGTTTTGCACGACGGTTATTTTATAATGGCGGAAAAAGTCGGTAATCACCTGCTGATAGCTCATATCGCGGCAGGCAATACATTCCGTCGTCGGGATAACAACAAAACAAAGCTTGCCGGCTGCCGAGTAATAGACATGCAGCCATCCGACGATACAATTTGACGCATTTGTCGCGAGGTCAGGGAGCATGTCCACAAAAGCCTCGTCGGAGGTCACTGCGGTGACAGCGTCCTCAAAAGCTTTCAGACTTTCATCTGCACCGCCCGCTCCGTCATTTGCGCCCTCGACAGAGACGGAAAGCGGCTTGCCGAGGATGTACGCGACCTTCTGGTCGACCATCAACGCATGAAAATTATGCACATTGTGGTGATTCGAATTGTTTTCGTTGATTATCTTAACACCGCCGCGCTTTATGCCCGCCGGGCTGTTTTCGTCTTCTTCGTAGACAACCGTCTCGCGAAAATCTTTCTGCAGAATGTCCTGCATACCGCGATAATATCGGAGTCCCTCACATGCCGCCAGATACTCCGGGTCTTCCCGCGCATTTTTAAGCACGGTTTTGATAATCTCATCGTCCGTAGCCGTATGGTGATACGCGAGCTTTTCTCTTATCAAGTCCATATTGTTAATCATTAAGTTACCCTCACATTCTGCTGGTCGTTCTCGGTGGCGTAGCGCGTGGCGTCAATCGTGTGGTTGTCTCTATCGGGATAGTTCGCCTTATAATTGCCGTCCTTATCCCGTTCGAGCTCATACGATGAAAATTCCCGCGCCGCGTTTGGACAGCGGGCGGGATCTATTATTATTTCGTCGAGGTCGCGCAGCCATTCTATGCCGTGCTTCACGCTGTCCGGACCCTTGCGTGCGCCTCTGACTCTCAGGCCGTATTCATACATATCCGCTATAGACTTCGGTTCGGCGGAGTCTGCGATAATTTCGCCGGCAACTCCACGAGATTTTATACGGTCGGCGGCAAGCCTGTTGCTCATGCCCGCCGCGTATATCTCGTCGTATATGTACAGCCGCCTGCGCGGCTTGTCATAGTTGCACGATATAAAAACAAACGGGTCAACCGCATAGCCCCAGTCTATGCCGCGCCTGATACGGTCAAACCGCGCAATCTCTTCATTGCTGATGGGTCGGATACTGATGTTCCGGAATACCTCGCCGCCCGTGCCGGTGACTTCCCCGAGGAACTCGTGCCTATATCGTTCCGGCGAGTGCTGTTTCAGGTGCTCCGCCTCCAACAGCAGCGGTGCGCCTATCCAGTCCTGCGGCACAGTCAAATATGTGCTGTGATGTACCAGGCGGTCGGCGCGCTCTACGCGCACCTCATCATTCACCCACGCCCGCAGCGACTCAGGGGGATTGTACGAATAAAAAACATCGAATTTACTGCCGCCGCGCATGACCGACTGCAGCACATTATCGGTTTCTCGCATCCCGGAAAACTGATTCCATTCCTCGAACCAGATATAACGAAAATAGCCGAACGGGATTTTTATGGACTTGACTTTCATCGGATCGTCAAGACCTCGAAACATAATCGTTTGCCCGCTCGGCAGATATGTAATTTTCATCGGACTGACCGTCGCTTTAAAATACTGCGACACGCCCAGTTTATCAATAGCCCACAGCATTTGTGCAAAAACGCTGTCCCGTAGCGTGTCTGCAATTTTGCGGAACACGATCGCGTGCGCGTCAGGGTTTTTAATGATGCCGCAGACAATTTCAAGCGATATATAGCTGCTCTTCGTGCTTCCGCGCCCGCCTTTAAGCACATAGTGCGTATGCTGCCCAGCACACACATCGCGATGCACTTCATAAAACGACGGCGCGATTATGTCAGTAAGCCTGACGGCCATATTAGCCGCCTCCTATATCGTCGATAATCTGCGGCGCGTTGACGGAGACTTCAATTCCATCCTTAAACAGGCTGAAACGCTTGCCAAGCAACTCCGCAGCCTTCAGGCGCTCTTTTTCGTCCGGCGGCTTATCCAGCACCTTTGCCGCACTGCAGCCGTCGCCTTGACCTTCCACAACCACGACGCTCGCCGTGCTGTCTCCGCGCATCACGGCGGTGAGGTACTTCATGACCTCCTGCGCGTCGGCTATCTTTTTCGAGCTCAGCTCATCGAGTTTTGCTTCGATGTAGGCTTTAACATTAGCATTTGTTAGCAGCCTTGACGCATTGGCTCTCGCAGCATCATCCGATTTTATCCGTGGATAAGCAGCCTTGTATGCTCTTGTCGCGTTGCAGTCGACGATATACTCATCTGCAAACCGTCTTTGCTTGTCAGTCATGGGTTCACCTCCATTCTTGTTACTTGAATTGCAAATTATAAACAGCATAAAAAAGAGCAGCCTTTTTGGGCTGCTCTTGGCATTTTTAATTTATACAAAATCGAGTTACTAATCGCCTTAAGATACAATCATATACTTCGTCTTTAGGTCGTTATAACGATTATAGTTTATATACATCTCTTTTTGTAGGCGGCCTACTACTATTCCGGGATCAATATTAACTTTTTTTGCAAAGTCCATAATGGCTTTTTCGGAAAAATCGCCTATGTGAATGAAGTCATCAAACGAGTCCTGAGGAATAAGAACCTCTTTTGCAAACTCGTCGGCTTCTTTTTCATCATCAGCAGTCGGACCATCCGCCTTGCCAATATGACCGTATATTATGTGCGCTATCTCATGGAAAAGACTAAACCAAAAGCGGTCAGCGTCCCTTCCTCTAACGGTAAGACCCATAACAATTTTATCTCCGGAATAGAATGTGGCTCCGTGTAAAAAAGAGCCTTTAATATGAGGCAGAAAGACAACTGCCACGCCACAATCTGCAAGCAAACTGATCAACCGTTCACAAAATACCTGTGGGTTTTCTACCGTCATATTTCTAATCTCCGGCACAGATTTCTTCAATTTATCAATATTTATCGAATTTGTATGAACCTTCTGTGCCCGTATCTTTGCTTGCTGCGCCCAGGCATAAAGCGCAAAATCCGCTTTACCGCCTTCGGCCAATCTTCGACAAGCAATTCCGGGAATAGGTGTACTGTTAAGAAGCCCTAAATTTGAAAGGCCGAAAAACTTTCTAAGCGCAAAAACCTTTTCTTTGTTGTCTCTGCTGTCAGGCACAAAACCGTTTTTAGCTATTTCTTTATATGGGATATCCTTCAGCAGCTCAATATCTGATTCAATTTGATTTTCGGCTTTTACCTGGGCAAGCTTTTCTCGATACAACGACTCAAGATTATTCCAAAAACGAGCTGGGATACCCAAAACAAATTCTAAGCGCAAAGCGACATCGTTTGTTAACTGTACCTCTCCGTTTATAAGCTTACTGATGTGCTTCTCTGATAGATCCATTCGATGGGCAAATTCTTTCTGAGTCATTTTTCTGTCTTCCAACTGCTCCTTAATGGTTGCACCTGGTGGAATGGCTATCGTTGTTTTGCTTTTCTCCATTCTGTTCCTCTCCTTTACTCTATACCCTTTCTTGATTTGTTTATATGAATAAAACCATTAATCAATGATAATCTATTATCTCTAAAATTTTTACTATCTTCAACACTCTATCTTTTTCAGTAAAAACCAACCTGTATGGGTGCTTTAAATCCATTGCATACATACCATCCATATCACCTTTTAACGGATGGCATCTGCCTATTCCCTTATGAACGAGAGGATTAGGAAGCAACATATCTATCGAATCTGCCGCTGTTATCTGATCTATCCTCAGATGCAAGAGCTGTGCCGTTTCTACATTAAATTTTTTTTGAGCTTCTTCAAAAATCGTACAAACTTTTTCAAGCTTGTGATTTTTATACTCAATCTTCAAACTTTCGCCCCCGTTTATAATATTTACCTATTAGGTAAATTTATGATAGCATTTTTTAGAGAATGTGTCAATATTTAATTAAAAAATAAATCCCCGCTATTTATGACGCCGCGGGGCAGGCGTGTGTGAAAGGGGACATAAAAATGAAGAATAGAATATCGGTAACATTCTTCATCCTAATGCTAACAGAAATGAATTCCTCATTGTCCTCAATTGTCCTCAACTTTGCCGAATATAGCGATAGCAAATATTGCTACAATTCTTGGCGGTGTTATTACCGCCAGTCTTTGCCGCCACATCTTCCCATGTCAGTCCCTCGATAAAGCGCAGCGTGAATATCTGCCGGGTCAGGCTGTCGGGAATGTCCGATATGTAGCGCTCAAGTCGGCTGCGCTCATATATGCGCTGCTCGATTTTAGCCCGGATAACATCCTCAAGGTCGACTATTTCAGCCACGCAGCGTTCAAGCGCGTTTTCGGGATTCGGATTTCGCGGCATACCGTCGTAGTTCGGCGACCTCGGACAGAGCAAATTTGCCCGCAGTTCCGCAAGCCTCTCACGGTCAAGCTCTATCTCCTTGTCAAGGTAGTACAGCTGCGACAACTCTTTAAGCGTCATTTAACAGCCTCCTCTCGGGTTTTGTCGTGCTTTTCAATCTCCGGCTTCAGACAATGCCAAAACGGGCACAGAGGCTTTTCTCCGCCGGTCTGGACGAGAAACACACAATGCTCATCCGGACACATCTCAGGCACTGCCATCACCTTCCAATAGCTCGGGGTTATCATGAATATTGCCGATAACCTCTATCTCGTAGTCGTAAAAGTTATCCATAACATAGCAAACACTGCTGTCATAAACTTGAAAACAGCATTCATCAAAAGCGACTTGACAAGGCTCCTCATCGCCTTTCAACAAAACAATATCGCCCTCGAAAATTTTAGTGCCGTTTTTGTCTGACAAACCTGTGTACTGCCCTATCGTTTCAGGGATTACCGTCCTTTTGCTATTATTGGTGCAAATCTGCCAGTCGCCGTCATAACAGCGAATAGGCACACCGAAATACCACACACCATCATTATATTTTTTATCGCCTTTGCCACGGAAAAGTATCTCACGCATTGTTACACCTCACCTTTCATGAAGCAAGCCCAAAATGTTTTACTGTTTTTTCCAGAGTGATGCCCGAACAAAGGTTTACATCCAATTGCCCGCCATACCTCCACCGCCGGGATTTGTACTTCCGACCATTTAAAAATTAAAACTCCGTTTGGTCGTAAAACGCGCATACATTCATTAAAACCGTCCCGTATCATCTGCGGCCAATGGTCGTCGAGTTTTCCGTATTTTTTGACCAACCACGAAGTTTCACCAGCATGTCGCAAGTGTGGTGGGTCGAAAACCACAAGATAAAAGGTGTTGCTCGCAAATGGAATTGAGGTGAAGTCGGCTATTACATCGGGATCCACTCTCAATGTCCTTTCGGATAGTCCATCCCCGGATTTCCAAATCCGGGTTTCAAGCTCTCGCCTTTTGTCCATGTATACCGTGGCGGGATGTTGTTTATTAAACCAAATGCTGCGAGATCCGCAAGTCGCATCAAGAATTTTCTTTGTTTCTTCAATTGCCATAGTCGTCACTCACTTTCAAAAATCCCATTTCAATGAGTTCTCGGCCGCATTTCGGGCAAACATACCCACTATCATCTCCTGCCTCGAATATCTTGCAGCAGTAATAACATCTTAAGCAGTGTGTTTCCCGGTCACTCGTCCGCTCCCGTATGTAGCGCCTGTTGGTCTCTTCCTGGGTTATTTGTTTCAGCATGGCAGCTCCTCGATTCTCACATAAATTCCCGGCACGGCAGCCCAAAACTTTTCGCTGATCTCCGATGCGACCTGCGCATCGTCCTTCCAAAAGTGCAGGCGGGTCATGCAGTCTTTCAAGGCTTTCTCGAGATTGTCCGTATCGGGCTTCGAGGTTTTCCATTCCCCGTCTCTGTGCTTAGTCCCTGTATTGCTGAAGCACCATTTGACCATCAGCCTGACCGCGCCCGAATACGGTTCCTGCGGAATGTGTTCTGCCAGGTGTGCCGTCAGCTTACTCCTTGCCGCTTTCAGCTCGGTTGAATCGTACATTATCGCCTTACCGTTTTTGACGGTTATCTTTTTGTCGTGATGCGTTACCGTGGGCGGATGCATCGGCATGAAAAATTCAGTTGTCATTTCAGTTTCCTTTCTTTTTTGTTTTTGAAAATCGCCCTTGTCAAGGTAGGGAAGAAGTTGTGTGCGGCGGCAGCCTAAGCCGCCACACTTCTTTCCCTTGACTTTGAGGGAAGGGAATTTCCCCACTTATATATGAAATATATAAGTGTTTTTTCCCTCAGAGGGAATTTCTCGATTTTTTATCGACTTTTTCCTTGTGAGGGAATTTCTCGATAACCATTCGACTTTTTCCCTTGTAGGGAACGGGAAATTTTATCGACTTTTTCCCTCGTTTTTCTTTCCAACTTCTCCGTCGTCAATCCAAAAACCACCATGCTCTGTCAACCTTTTGCGAACCGTTTTCGCTGTTACTCCGAGATATTCAGACAACTCATTCACTGTTACCCGTCCATCCATATTGCAGGCATCGAAAGCAGTTTCTATGCTGCTTGTTCTATCCTTTTTTCGCTCGGATGAGGTCTTTTTGCTGCTGAAGTTTCTCCTGAAAGGCGAGTTTTTCGAATTAAAATCGCTATCCGGCTTTATGTCCTCCAGCACTCCGGTATCATCTATCCGATGCACGGGGTAATCGAACCAAAGATTGACCGGAGCGAACTTCGGGAACTCACGCAAAGTACCTTCAATCCGCCACGCCGTACGCTGCTCGATCATATTCCACGAAGCTCTTACTTCGGAGAGCATAAGGTCGCGGGATGCCGGAGACAGACTCTCGCCGCACATTTTGAGCAGCTCGTGCGCGGTATTCTCTTCGTCCTGCGACGGTTCCGGCAGCTTGAAGCGGCGCATCCATTTAAGGCAGATTTCACACTGCGCCTTGTCCTCTTGCTGTTTGCGGATACCGTCGGTTATATCAAGCTCTATGAGGTCGAGCAGCGCGTCGGGGTCGCGAGCGAACACTCCGCTGCCGGACGCTCTGTCCATGCTCCTCTTGCCGCCCTGAGCGCCTTTTGAATGGTGGTGGCAGTAGATTACCGCACACCCGAGTTCGGTGCAGACCTTGTCAAATTGGTTGCAGAAATGCGCCATCTGATCTGCGCTGTTTTCGTCGCCGGTGATGATTTTATAAATCGGGTCAATGACAATGGCGATATAGTTTTTCTTTGCAGCGCGTCTGATGAGCTTCGGCGCGAGCTTATCCATCGGAATGGACTTGCCGCGCAGGTTCCACACATCGATGTTATGTAGGTTTTCCGCAGCCCAGCCGAGCGTTGTATAGACATCTTTAAAACGGTGCAGACAGCTCGCACGGTCAAGCTCGAGGTTGACATACATTATCTTGCCTTGGGTACATTTGAAGCCCAGCCATTCGCGCCCCTCGGCTATGGCGCAGCACAGCTCTATCAGCGCAAAAGACTTGCCGGCCTTTGACGGTCCTGCGACAAGCATTTTGTGTCCCTGCCGCAGAACTCCATCTATAAGCGGCGGCGCAAGCTCCGGCAGGTCGTTCCACACATCGGCGACGCTCTCCGGATCCGGCAGGTCGTCGTTTATGCTTTCAATCCATTCTTTCCATTCGTTCCATGAACTCTTGCCGATGTTTGTGTCGAGCAGGTACTGCTTCTTCCCGTTGCGCTCCACGCCCGGCATACGGCTCAATCGGGACGGGTTTTTGTTCTGGCGGTCGATGTCTATGCCGTTTTTCTTGCACACATCATAGAGGTAATCAACACGCTTGCGGTATTCGTCAAAGTTTGCGGCATCGATACGTACAATGGCGTGCAGGCTCTTTCCTCCGCTGTAAACGAGACAGGCAATCGGCAGCTCGAGCTCGCGTATTATCTGGTTTTGATGGGTGATGTCGGTCGTATCGGATTCGACCAGAGCATATCGGAACTCCGTCACATTTTCATTTTTGACGCCTTTGCCATCCAGAGGATTGAAGCGTATCCACGCCCCCGCCTCCGGCTTGCAATCGCCTATTACGCGACCTATGTCGCCCTCGCATTTGCTCAGAGCCTCTATAAGCTCTCCCGCAGTCCTGGTATACACGCCTTTCGTCGGCAAGTATTTACTGTCTTTTTCCCAGCTTTCGGTGACATAACCGACCGTCTCCCCCGCCTCAAAGAGCGTTTCGAGATATTTGGTAATCTGCTCTACAGGATTCCATTTGTCGGGAATATTCAACTCCTTGCCTTCAATCCAGCTTTTGTCGACAAGAACAAGATCATCCTTTTGTTCTCCGATAACGCTGTCCCAGTCAAGCGCGCCGTCATCTGCCTGAAAATGCCAGCCGTTATCTTTTGCCATCTGAACGATAGTCCCCGCCGTAACCGGTGCAGCGGCACCGTTGAAGGTATTCCACTTTTTTTCGCAGTCGCCGGCATGATAGCGCTTGTCCGGGCGTGACCATTCATCCCAGTCATCGCAGCTGTATCCCTCATGCTTAAGCGCCATGCCGACTTCCACCCATTCGGAATATGTGCAAGCAGCCGGGTCTATGTATTTTATCAGCTCTTTCAGGTCGAGCTTTTCTTCTGTCATATCGTCATTGCCTCCGGTTTATAGTCTTTAGGCACAATGCCGCGCGGAACACGCCAATCGTTTGCAGCTATGCGATTTATCATCTTTGTCGCAGCGTCAAAGCTCCATTCGCCTACATGCAGAAAACCGCGGGATTCTAAAAAGCGTATCTGTTTCGGCGTTGTGAGACCTTCTTCGCGGCGCTTGCTGAGGCGGTCAAGCAGAAGCTTTGCCTTACCGGCGTTCTCGATTGCGTCGGGAAATATACCGAGCTTTTCGAGCGTTTTAATCTGTTTTTCCGTCGGCGGAGCACATTCCCACCCAAATGCCGGGACATAGCTTGAAAGATCCTGCGCGGAAATCGACATTTCATACTGCAGCGGGTCTACAAGTCTGCGCTTGCGCTTCCTCATTTCCTTGAGCTGCGCCGCAAGAGCTTCTTCACGCTGAGCGACAACATCGCTCTCCGCTTGCTGCTCGGCAGCCTCAATATCGACCGAACAGCCTGCCGCTTCGATATTCTCCGTCATTTTCTTGGCGACTTCTTCGTTTTCACATATCAGATGAGCAGGATGACAAAGTTCATGGCGCTCTGTATGCCACAAGAAATCGAGTAGCAGAAGATCCTTCTTGCCGGGCGCAAGGCGCGTTCCGCGCCCGACCATTTGACTGTATAGGCTTCTGACCTTTGTCGGTCTTAACACGATGACGCAATCGACCGCCGGACAGTCCCAGCCTTCCGTCAAGAGCATGGAGTTACAGAGCACATTATATTCGCCGTGCTCAAAGGCTTCGATTATCTCCGCTCTGTCCTGACTTCCGCCGTTGACTTCTGCAGCCTTGAAACCGCGCTCATTCAGAATATCCCGAAATTTTTGCGAGGTCTTTATAAGCGGCAGAAACACGACTGTTTTGCGCTCCTTGCAGTTCTTTATCATCTCGTCGGCAATCTGATACAGATACGGATCCAAGGCGTTGTCGATATCGGCCGCCTTGAAATCTCCGTTCTGCATTGCAACTCCCGTCAGGTCGAGATTCAGCGGAATTGTAAGAGCCTTTATCGGCGCAAGATAACCGTCCTTGATAGCCTGCGGAAGTGTGTATTCATAGGCAAGCGAATCAAAATATGAACCGAGGTTGCGCATATCGCCTCTGTCCGGCGTAGCAGTGACTCCTAAGACATGCGCGTCTCCAAAGTGCTCAAGCACGCGCTGATAACCATCAGAAAGGCAGTGATGAGCTTCGTCGATGATTATGGCGTCAAAATAGCCGCTGTCGAACTGTTCGAGTCGTTTTTCTCTCTGTAAAGATTGCACCGAGCCGACGGTTATACGGTACCAGCTGCCGAGGCAGCTTTCTTCGGCTTTCTCTGTGGCACACATCAAGCCGGTAAATTTCAGTATTTTGTCCGCCGCTTGTTCAAGCAGCTCGCCGCGGTGAGCGAGCACAAGAACCCGCTCACCGTTCTGAACACACTGCTTTGCAACATTAGCGAAAACGACTGTTTTGCCGGTGCCGGTCGGCAGGACAAGCAATGTGCGGTTATTGCCGCTCGCCCACTCGTTGAATATTGCCCGTTCTGCTTCCAGCTGATAAGGTCTCGCGTCCAAGGATTAAAAATTCCCCGGAGTGAAAGCGGGACGCTGAGTGGATTCGTCCGGCTCAAGGAATTTCTTGACCTCATTGTAATAATTATCGTTGTAAAGCCTCTGCCCTATCTTGCAGCGGCCTTTTGAACCTACAACCTGCGCCCAGTTCATTCTCAGAGGTTCGCCGTGTTTCTTCTGGCCGATAGCGATGAAAAACGCGCACACAAGCCCTTCTGTTTTACGCGAGAGGAAAAGATTGTGTTTGACGATGGCTGTACCCTGCGGCGCGTCTATCTGAAGCGTAAGCTCTGCCTTCGGGCAGGCAGACATCTTCTCCGAGCCGTTAAAATAGCCGCGCTCAAAGCTTTTGACGGTGAATTCATATTCCCCTTCCGGCAGAAGTACAAATTCGTTTTCGGCTTCAATAACGCTGTCCCAATCAAGGGCGTCGTTTCTGTTGGTGTTGTAGTTTTCGTTCATGGTTAATACTCCTTTTTATTTAAAATTTTCTTATATGATTGACGATGATATCGTAGACCTGCTCCCATGCACCGATAAGGCAGCCGTTAATGAAAGCTTCGCCATAATTGAGAATCGGTGTGTCGGCAGTGAAGTAACCTTTCCATGCTACTGCATTTCTAAGCTCATCTTCGGTAACGTTGTTCGCCGTCATGAGTTCACGCAGCGCTGCCGGTAAGCCAGAACTCGGTTCAGTGTTCTCTGTGTTCGGGGTAGGCTCATCGGCATCGGCGGTAAACTCGTCGATTTTTGCCTTGAGCTCCTCTATGCTTTTTTTCGGCGGATCGGGCAGCGCATTCGTCTGCGGCTTATCTTCCGGCGCCGCTGCGACATATGCACCGGAAGACGGAATAAACGGTGCGATGACGCTGAAATCGAAATCGACCTCGTCCGGCAGCCCGTATCTGTTCTTCGCATCCCAGCAGGGATGATGATTGGTATACATTACCCTTCTGCCGCCCTGTGCCTTTCTGCTGTCGGTCTTCTCGTCCTTTATCACGAACGTCTTATAGTTGACGAAGAGAACCGTGTCTGCCCATTCTTTTACGATCGGCGCGACATTTTTTGAAAGTTTCATCTCCCAGCGGTCGTATGCGCCGAGCTCGTCCGGCTGCTCAAACTTACGCATTTTGGCGTGAGCGGTCAGCACGACGTTAATACCTTTTGATATAACCTCATTGAGTAGGTCAAGAAGCCTGCCGAACTCTTCGTAGAGCTTTGTATAGCCCTTGCCGTATCCGAAGTCCTCAATGCTCTGTTTGTGATTTACGGAACATATATGATTACTTGCAAGCTGCTCTGCCCAGTCCGCTGTGTCGATGACAAGCGTCATACACAGTTCGGGGTGATCGCGAACATATTTGACCTCTTCGAGAAGCATCGTCCAACTGCTCGGTTTGTCAAAACGCTTAACGTTCAGCCTCTTTGTGCTGCCTTCCGTGTCGATGAAAATCGCGCCCGGGAACTTGGAAGCAAAGGTTGATTTGCCGATTCCCTCCGGACCGTAAACTATGACCCGCTGTGCATCTTCGATTATTCCTGATGTTATGTTCATTAAAACTGTCCTGCCTTCCATGCTTTTTTAGTCTCCGTCGGTTCGTTCACCACATATCCGTCCTCTATAAGGACACTGCATTCATCGCCGGTGCTGACCCTTGTTGCTATCGCCTGCAGACCTTCATCCTCAAGCCATTTGCCGAACTCGGCAAGAGTATCAAGATCCATCTGCTCGAGCTTATCAAGCAACACAAACCCGCAACTGGGGTTGAGCTTGCGCACGATGGCCGTGGAAACCTTGAGCTGATCCGCTCCGGACATATTGTCCCACTTGAAGCCGTTGTATGTCAGCTCGCCATCCTTGACCGACAGCCCCGGCAACGGAAGCTGTGCGGACTTGAGCAAGTCGGTTTTCTTTTGCCTGACATCTTCAAGCTCGTTTGTCAGCTGGCTGTACTGAGTCTGATACACTTTCGCATCCTCTTCCGCTTTCTCTTTTTCAAGGTTGGCACGGATTTTAATGTTGGTTTTTTCGACATTTTCGATATCCTCTTCGAGCTCGGCGGTGCTCAGATCCTCGAGGTGCTCCGTCTCCATGCGCGCGATTCTGAGGTCATCCATAAGGCTCTGCTGCTCCGTCATAAGACGTTGAAGCTCAGCCTGGATTCCGTTTATTTTGCTGTTGACGGCGTCATAATGATGCTGTATCTCGGCGGCTCGGTCACGCTTACGCTTATTCTCGGCGTTATGCGCCATAATACCTTGCTGCTGTTTGATAAGCTCGGATGCGGAAATCAGCTGCTCCGGTACATCCGAATACTCCGTCATCTCTCTGGCATACTTGAGTTTCTGATCGGCTATCTGTCCAATCATGTGGCGCTTGTTGTAGAGCTCCGTCTCGTCGTGCTCAAGCTGTGCGAGCCTGTCTCCAACGCCGATTATGCGCAAAAGTGTGTTGGCTTTTTCCTTGTTTGATGCGGTCATGAACCTCGGCAAATCAAGTGCAAGCTGAGAAATAAACTCGTTTATAAGCTGCTGACCGCCTTTTCTGCCGGTAGGGTCTGTGACCTTCAAGGTGCTGTTCTTCCCGGTGCGCTCCACTATGATGCCGCTGTCCATTGTGATTTTGAGATTGGGCGGCAGTACAGAACCCTCACGCTGCGGCTCTGACGGACGAAATCTATCGCCCCCAAGCGCCCATGCAATGCTGTCGAGCACAGAGGTCTTACCCTGACCGTTACGCCCGCCTATCACAGTCAGACCGTTTTCGGTGGGCTCGATTTTGACCGCCTTAATACGCTTTACATTCTCGAGCTCAAGGCTGTTTATCTTCATTTGACATTAGTCTCCCTTCGTGTTATCATGATGTTGAGGTTTTACCTTTGCCGTCTTCGCTGCCCACTCAGCGTTGGCGGCTTTTGTAATATGCGCAGCAATCGTCCGCCGGCGGCGATTCGCGAAAAATCCCGGTCTCGTGGGTGTACATACATGCCGTGCCGTCCCAGTCGCCGCACGGAGCCGCCATGCGTCTGCGCCAGTCACAGCTGTTGCAGATCGCCATTTTGCGCCACGGGTCTCGTCCGCGCTTCGGTGCCGGTGCCGGTGCTGACACGATTACTTGCTGCCGCCGATGGTCGGTCAAGCCGGCGAGATAATCAATTGACACATCAAAATACTGCGCTATGTTCACCGCCATCGGCAGCGACGGACAGCTCTTGCCGTGCATATACGCCGATACCATGTTAGGCGCGGTGCCGAGTGCCGCGGCAAGGTCCTTCTGCGTGACTTTCGGCACGCTTTCGCGCATCAGGTCTTTTAGTCTGGCAGCAAGGATCTGCACATCGAACGGGCTTTTAGTCGTCTGATTTCCCATTGCGTTTTGTCTCCTTTCTGTTTAAAATTTTTGCTTTGAGGTCGTCCTCAAAAGCTATGAGCTTGTCCTCATGCCAAAAGCCATAGATTATCAGTACGACGACAGCAAATTCAAAAACTGTCTGAATTGCAAATTTTAAAGCCATAGTTATATCTCCCTCTCTTTCAGCTCACCGCACTCATCCACTCGGTGGAACTGATTCGCAAAACCGAGAATAGAATTGCGCATTTTGACATAGTCTGCGTCATCGCACTGCATTGAGCACAGATGATACGCAAGCTGACAAGCAAGCCTCTTATTGGCTTTGAGATGCAGGCTGCCGCACCAAAGCGGATAACAAGAATAATCGAGGTTTGCGCCCCTGAGGTCTGCGTCGCTGAGGTCTGCGCCCTTGAGGTTTGCGTTGCTGAGGTTTGCGTTGCTGAGGTTTGCGTTGCTGAGGTCTGCGCCCCTGAGGTCTGCGCCCCTGAGGTCTGCGCCCCTGAGGTTTGCGTCGCTGAGGTCTGCGTCGCTGAGGTTTGCGTTGCTGAGGTCTGCGCCCCTGAGGTCTGCGTCGTTGAGGTTTGCGCCCCTGAGGTCATAATCTAAGATTGCTTTTTTACAGCCATCTTTTAAAAGTTTCAGCACTTCCGCGCGGTCAAACTGCTTTTGATGACCTATAACCTCAAACTTTTTCGGATTTACTGTAAATATGCCGGTATCACCATCGTCGTGGTCTAATACTCGCACCACTATGCTTTCATCGCGTACGTCAGTAACTACGCCTCGCGTCATTTTCGTATTTGTAATACCGTAGTCATTTGTTATGCCTTTCACGAAGTCGCCTATTTTAATATTCATAAATTAAATCTCCTTTCTATTAGGCGAAAAATCTGTGTCCGCCGATGGTGCAAACATAGGTCTGCGATTCATGCCACTCGCTGCTTACCAACGCCGGTGCGTAGAAGAAAAGTATCTTCGCGTCTGTCACCGTCTCGCCGGCATCAAAGACCGCGGCGACGGCTTCCCTCGTCTCTGCGTTCGGTTCTACCCGGCGGTCGGTGTAACCATACTCATCAACTATCTCCGCGGGGCGCTTGCTGGTCTTTTCACAAGCATTGAGCAGACACTGTGAGACCGCCATTTTGCCATCAAACGGCTCGATTCCAGATTCAGCCATAACAACCTCGCATATAAGCTCTCGCTCGTCTGCGGTCAACCGGTAGCGTGCTGTGGGTATCTGCGCCGATACCGCCAGCTCGGGCGCGGTAATCGGTTCTGTCTCCGGAACCGCTGCCGCCGCGAAAAGCAGGACGAGCGCCAGCACTGCGGCAATTGTTAAAAATCCTTTTGTCATTTTGATGTCTCCTTTCTGTTTTTGCCCTTAGCTCACCATAAGACCAATGTCTCCGCGCTTGAACTGTTCAAGCCGGTCAAGCCTAATGTGGTACGAGTACGACCCGCTCGGATTTTTGATCGCGATACAGAAGGTGCATTTTCCCTTCCTCGCGAGCAGACGGATCTGATGCGGCGGTATGTAGATAACCTCTCTCAAGTACATTGACGCCTCGTCGACTGACATAAGTGCCATTTTTTTACGCATGGTGTTTTCCTCCTTTTAATTGATTGTAATATAAAAATTTTTGTTTTTCTCCCCACCTCTCTTTCTTTTTTCAGCTTCTTTCTTAGGTCCTGCGCAATTGCCGCACAGATTTTGTGTCTTTTAGGACACTCACGACGCAAAAAAAATTGTTATTATTTGGTCGTTGTCAAGATTAAGCACAGAGCAGATTTTCTTGATCTCAGACTGTTTAAAATCACTTTTTCCCGTAAGCTTATTCCACATGGCTTTTTTACCTATTCCTATAGCCTCTGCCAGCTTAGCCATAGTAAATCCATGCTTGACCATTTCGCCCCTGAGTTCCATTTCGTTCAT